TCAATTTGTTTAATTTCTTCTTGTGATGGTTGTGGCTCAGGCATTTCAATATTGCTATCGCTTATTGGTAACAAATTAGCTGGAATATAAAACTCATTCATTGCTTCATTTTCCTCCTCACCATAACTCATTGATACTCTTTTTTCATTAGGGCTAATCCACCATGCTTTTGACATTTGGTCAACTACCTTATCCATCTCTTCTTGTAATTCTGGAATCACACTAAAATCAAAATCTAAAAATAATTTATCACCATACATCGGCACTAACCAACGATTCAATTCATCTCTTATTTTTAACATCTCAGGTATCACACAATTTTGATATAAAGCCTTTTTAGCTTCTTTCATGTTGTTGTATGTACTTGATTCTGTATTATTAAGTAGCTGAACAGGCACATTATAAATGTTACATAAATCTTTTATAGACGCATTGTATTGTTCAATCAAACTTAAATCACTTGCATTCAATCCAAAGTTTACCCATGATAATTTCTTTGGTGTTATAATCACATCACCAGCATTACCGCTTCCCTGAAAATTACTTCTAAATTTATCTTTTAATTGTTGTGCTTGTACTTCATTTAAATCACCCTCATCACTCATTAATACACCTCTTGCAGTTTGATTTTGTAAATACTTAACACCTGTTTGTACAGCCTCATTGTTTGTAGTCAATGACCTTAATCCTGCCTTTAATGGTGATTGACCATAAAGATGTGAACCAGTGCCATCATAATAAGGGTTGAAATCTTTTATATGACAAATGTTTTCTGCTGCAATAGAATAATTACCATTGTACTCAACTTTGTATTCTTTAACAGGTTGCATAATACCACCGCTAATTATTTCAATAATTTGTGAAGGCATTACATAAAGCTCTTTATATTTACTTGCGTTCTCGCCTGTCTCTGGCGATAATCCATAAATATATCTATTGCCTGTTAGTTTACCATAAGCCACAATTTCAGACATCCAACTTGCATATGATTGAGCTGGGTTTGGTCGTTCTAATAAATCATGTAATTCAGTATGTTCTAATTCAACCAATGCGTGTTTCCTAATCATGTTTGCTTTATGCAAAATCCCACCATCAATCATTCCGCTTGTCATTGCTTTATATTTTTTTAATTCACTCTCATTTACTTTTTCATAAATCATAAATGGAATTGTTGATGATGCTTTTGTAATAATATTTACTAATGAATAAATGGTTGCATTTTTTCTGTAACCCTCGTCAATATATGTTGAATCATTTTCAGGATTCCAAACAACAGATTCTCCTAAATAATTATATATAGCTCTGTTATATTCCTTTGCAGTATTTTGTGTGTATTTAACTATAAGATTCTTTAATCTGTCATAAAATGTAGCCATTTAGATAAAATTTTATGTAAAAATACAAAATAATAAATTTGTATATTATATCACAAAGAAATCATATCTATTTTTATATCTTGAATAAGTACAATAACGCAATGCGTCTGTTAAATGATTGTTTTTATCAACAGGTTTGTTAATGATTGTACCATCTTTTAATTCTTCCCAAAGATAACTTTGTTGTTCTTTTTGTAGGTTTTTAGATTCCAAAGAACATATAATATCAAACTCTTTTAGTAGTGATATTCCAGCATTGATTGACCCCTGACCTTTTATTGCGCCTTTTGCTAATATACCCATTTGTCTTAACTCCTCAATTGATTTTGGCTCGGCACTATCACAATAGCAAATAACATTTTGATATTTATGTTCTTTTAAAAAATCAGCAACATCTTTGTTTGTCATTCCTTTTTTATAACACAATTCATGCACATACAATTTATCATTTTGTTTTGCAACTTTTACTATAGCACACGGGTCCATTGAAAACCCAAAGTCAATACCAATTACATACTCATCTAATTCAGGAAATTCAGAATGCGGTATGTATTGCCAATTCTTAAATATTTGTCGTTCACTAAATACAGCTCTTTGGCCCTCACCATAAACACGCCAATACTCAGGGTCTCGTTCTCTTAATCTTTCTATTTCTTTAACTAATTCTTTAGGCAGAAACTTATTGTCTTTATATGTTGATGTATATAGTTTGGCATCATCTCTTTCACACAAATCATAAATCCAATGCACTGGGTCTGATGGGTTGAAATCAATCATAATGTTTTGTCTTGTTCTCATTGCTATTTGCCTATATTCCTCTAACAATAATTCATTGCCCTCATTAAGCCATGCAATGTCTCTGGCCGACCCTCTAATCTTTTGTGAATCATCAGCACTAAAAAACTCTAATGTATGTCCATTGTAGCTAAATGTATTTTCGGACTTATTAAATACGCCATCCCAATATAAACCTATATCCTTAGATATGTTTAGAAAGTCCCTTAAAACCGACCTTTTGAGCGCTGGAAGGGTCTTTCTTATTATGCTTATAGTTAATGGCTTTTTGCTTATTGTAATTAAGTATAAACAATATTGCATTAAGGAATAAGTTTTACCGCTACGAGAACCGCCCTGAAATATCTTTAATCTGGCTTTAGAGTTATATGCTTCGTAGAATTGTTTATTACAAAATTGTTCTATTCTTTTTCTATTGCTGGTTTCCATTCAATTAGTTTGCTTTGAGTATCAACCTCATGACTTATTTCTTGCCTTTCAATATACCCTCTTTTTTTCCCTTTAGTTTTGCAGTAAAATATAATACTAGTAGTGTCACCATCTTTTATTTTTTTATGTAATTGTGATTCAACAAAATCTAATGTTTGGTCTTGAATGTCATCAACAGATTTTTTAAAATCTTTGTCATCGTTATACCAATCATAATAAGTTGACCTATGTACTTTAACTTGTTTACAAGCGGCCGTAACGATACCTAAATTATTTTCTAATGCAGATATTAGTTTCTTTTTTATAGTGTCGGATTTGTCGGTTTTCATTTGACAAATTTAAACAAAAAAAAAGGAGGCCCGAAAACCTCCTTTACCTGACTATGTAAAAAGCTAAATTAAATTAGTTTATTAAATTAAACTAAATTGATGTCAGGGTTTTTTATTACCAGAATGGTTTTTATCATAAATATGCTTGTATAAGTCCCATATTTTACTACTTGCTTCCCTTTGATTCTTATAATGTTTAGTTGATTTTTGAATTTTACCATTGTTATCTATTTCTAAATAACATTTTCTACTATTTCTAATTGGTACTATGTAAATTTTTAATCCTTTGTCTAAACACCAGGATTGTGCTTTAAAATAAATGTTCATAATATTCTTAATTGCTTTTGATGTTGTTTAATTCGTTTTTGGGCAGCTTCATAATAATCTTTGTCTATTTCGTAACCAGTTAAATCAAATCCTAAATTATAACAAGCTATTGCTATTGAGCCACTTCCTAAATGTGTATCTAATATTTTATATCCTTCTTTTGCATAATTCATTAAGAGCCATTCATATAGTTTGACTGGTTTTTGTGTAGGATGTATTTTACCTCCACTTTGCTTGTGTTCTTTTTGCAACTTAAAAATATTATAATTAAATAGTTTTGCAGGTTTTTTTAATCCCATACTTACCCAAGCATATTCAAGAGTAGCAAAATTTGGTAGTGGTTGTTCTTTATTCCAACATAAAAAGTATTCACTCGGTGGTAACTTAAAATTGTTTGCACCCCATATTATTTGATTCTTTGACACCCTAAATAACTCATCAAAATATTCTTGCTTTGGTTTCTCATTGTTCCAATTTTTATCTACATCACCAAATGTAAAAACTTTTGAATTACCACCATCTTTTCTTTTATATCTTTTTAAACCATAAGGAGGGTCAACAATAGCTAAGTCAAATTGATTATCTGACATTTCTCGCATAGCTTCCATACAATCCATGTTGTAAATATTAATCATTCTATTCCTTTATAAATTAATTTTAAATCCTCATTGTATATTTTATTTAACTCTATCGAACTATTGTGATTCATAATATTCTTAGTTGTTTTTTATGTTGTTCTATTCGTTTCTGTGCTGCTACAAAGTATTCTTTGTCTATTTCGTACCCTGTCAAATCATATCCCAGATTATGACAAGCTATTGCAATACTTCCAGAACCTAAATGAGTATCTAATATTTTATCTCCCTCTTTAGCATAGTTTATTAATAACCATTCATAAAGTGATATAGGTTTTTGACAAGGATGCCAACGCATTTGATTCTCCCAATCAATTTTATTACCTATTACATTGCCAATACTTGTATAGTGATAAATTTTCATATTTACACCAAAACTATGTGAAGCTATATCACAATCACTTATTGTAGATGGTGCATTTCTTTTTCCTCCACCAGTTTTATCGTGAACAATACGACCAACATCTTCTACATATTTATTGTAATAATTAACTCCAAATATGATTCTGTTTTTACTAACTCGTTTTAATTGATTAAAATATTGCTTGTTTGGCGTAGTATGATTCCATTTTATTTTTTGATGATGTTTTTGTGATTTGCTACTTCTAAAATCTCCAATACCATAAGGAGGGTCTACAATAGCCAAATCAAATTCATTGTCTTTCATTTGTTTTATAGCTTCCATACAGTCTTTATTGTAAATATTAATCATTCTATTGTTCTATATGTTAAATTAAGTTTATTGTGTTTTTCTTTCATGTCATCTATATGCAATGCAAACCCTAAAAACAAATAATTAATTGCGTCACAATATCTTGATTCTATTGGCTCTGCTTGGTGCATATTAGGGCTTGTAGCATGACTTAATATTGATTGTATATGTTTATGTAAAAACACACCCCACACTTCTTGTGGCTTTAATTTTAAATGTTTTGCTGTTGATTTAAAATTATGTAAAACATCCTGATTATTGTTTGTGTATTCAGGTTGTTTTTCATTCATTATTTTTTGACAATTATCTAATAATTGTTTTTTCAATTCATTGTATTCTCTATGATTCATAATTAAAAAGGTATATCGTTATCTTTTATAATTTCTAATTTATTACTTCGTGTAACATCTTTATATACACCACCATTTTTAAAATCGGGTGCTATTTCAAAACATCCTAATTGTCCATTTTCTTTTCGCTTAACCTTTTCAACATAAATCTTTACAGAATCAGAACCATAAGATGTTTTTTGACCAATGCATCTATATGCAATTATTCCATTATATGCTTTATTAAAAAAATCAGCACTACCAGAAATATCATACAATGTTGGTTTTTTATATTGACCACCCTCACTTTCAATTTTTCTTGGATGCGCCACTAAAAATAAATGCGTTTTTGTTTGTTGACAAAATTGAGTTATTTGACTTAGTAATTTACCCACATAGGTAAAATCTCTTTGTGCCGAATGGTCAAGCATATTGTATGGGTCTATAACACAAACATTAATGCCTTTTTGTAAAACTAATTCTCTAAACGCTTGTAGTATTGATTTTAATGTTAGATTTTCTAAGTCAATTTTAATCCAATAAAAATGTTCCTCAATAAAATCTTTAACATCATTTAAATCATCGTTATTACAATTCTTTTGTTTTAATTTATTTGCTATTCTTTTTATATGTCCTTCATAAGGAAAACTTTCTGGTGAAAACATTGCACATCTAAAACCATATGTCATGCTTAAATTACATAATACTTGGTCAAGTATGTCTGATTTGCCACTATTAGGAATACCACTTACAACCGACCATTCACCCATTGACAATTTAAAATAATCTGATGAATTAGGCAGACCAATATCATAATTTTTAACACCATTTTCATTATAGTTTAATACATTTTGCCATATATTATGAATATTGATAACACCTTCTAAAGGAAAATGTTTACCATTTTGAACTATGTTTCTTAAATCTTCTTTTCCTGAATTTACTAATACCTCATTAGCATCTTTATATTCACCAAAATCAACATATTTACATCTATAATTACCTAACCTTCTAGCTAATTCATTCCTTAATTGTAAACCAGCTTCGTCATTATCAGTACATAAAACAATTTCTTTTTTGTCTTTAAAATATTCAAAACAATTATCTAAATATTCTAATCTTTGATTGCCTTTACTTGCACCATTTGGAACACTACAAACATTTGAAATACCACATTCATGTAAACTTAAACAATCAATTTCACCCTCAACTATATAACATCTTTCAATATCTTTAATATTATTTAAGCCGTAGAATATTAATTCCGCACCACTAACCATTTTAAAGTTTTTTTCACTATCTCTAAACTTTACATTAACAATATCATTATCACGATAATAATTAAAATTGATACATCTTCTATTAGATTGTACTTGTGGTATATATTCTAATGATTCACCAATTTTATAATGCAATAATGTTGGTTCAGTTATTGCTCTATTTACAAACCATTTTTTTACCCTATCATTTAAGTTTAAATTAATTTTAGGTGGGATAACAAATTCTTGTTTCTTTTTAAATTTTACATTGCCATTCCATCCACAATTATGACAATTATATAAACCATCATCTATGTTTACAGACAAACATAAATCTCTTTTATTTTTTCTTGTATGACTACATTTAGGGCATTTGGTTTTTGCATTACCATGTTGCCGCTTTAATATGATTCCAAGATTTTGAAATTCAGTGATGTGATTCATAAATAATTTTTTAAATATATAAAAAAATTTTATATTATAGCATTAATTTTTTAATATTCCATTTTTCTAATATTTTATTAAGGAATGGTTTTAATGGTTTGTTACATGAATACCAATTGCCATTTACATAGTAATTTCTTACCCAACATTTTCTCAATGGAATATCAATTGTGTCATCTTTAAAGTTGTGTTTAACAACTAATGCAATTGATTCTTCAGTATGCCAACTATCAACTAACCTTTCAAGTAATAATCTTTGGCCAGTAGGTAAATGGTTTCTAATTTTTTTAACTTCAAATAATATCAATGATTTATTATTAAATTCAAGTATTGCATCAATATCAGTTGGATGTATTTTAGTATTACCAATACCAGCGAAGTCAATAGCTTGTTTTACTTGATTACTATTTCTAATTAAATTTTTCATTTTTTTAAATATTTCATAACCTCAATAATTTCAGCAGAATCTAAAATTTGACTTAGATTGTATTGATTTAATTTAGTTGTTTTTGTTATTGCACCTAATTTTTCTTTGCCATCAATATCTTTATAAATTTTAAAGTCAATAAGGTTTTTTATTTTTTTATACGCACTTGGTTTGTTAAACTTTTTATATTCCTCATTGAATCTATGTATAAATTTGATTCCATTTTTATCATTATTTCTTAGCTTAAGTAATGTTAAAAAATTGTTAGACCAAAATTCATTTTGTCTTGTATGCTTACAAATCAAATAAATTTCTTGTAAAGAAAAATTATCTAATTTAATACACTCGTCAATACACTTAATCCATTTAGCTTGTTGTGGTGGAGTTTTAGGCAAATATTTATCATCAAATAACTTATAAAAATGAGGCAATGCTTTATTAATATTATTTATATTATTATATATATTATTATTAGTATTACTTTGTGTTGGATTTTCCGACATCGGTTTTTTCCGACTTCGTGTTTTTCCGACTTCGGTTTTGTCGCTTAGTATATAATTATAGCCTTTAAATTTACCATTTTCTAAAACCCTTTCTCTTGTTAAAAAACCACTTTCTATCAGCTCATTAATCTTTGACCTTATGGCATCTCGACCCTCTTTAAAATGTCCTGAAATAAATTCTATTGTAATTTGCTGGTCATGTTTGTGAGAAAATAACCAAGCATATAATCCAGTTGCGCCTAATGAAATACCTTTGTGCCTTAGCAGATTATTAGGCACTATTGTAAAATTATCAAACTTTTGTGGCTTGATTACTAAATTATATTTCATAAATAATTTTATATTTCGTCAACGAGTCCCATTGTTCTGTCACAAAACAATCTTAATTTTTCATATATTTCTTTAAACTCGTTTAATGTTATTTTTTTCTCCTCATACAAGTGCCATAGTAATTCAATCAATATATTAAATTCATTTTCACTTGCCTCCCCTATGTATTCATAATTGTATTTAAAACTTGAAGTGCATGATGTTGTCCATCTTACCTTTTGCGTTTCCTCATCAAAATATACTGCTCTATTTGACATCCTTAAAATAATTATCTATAGTTTTTATACAATCATCAAAATCATTTAGCCATAGTGCCTTCCATTTGGCATTTTCAAGCCACCCTAACCAATCTTTTTGATTATCAGATGGTTTATTATAACCCACTTTTAGTTCTATAGCAAGACCATTGTAATGTTTGTTGGGTGTAAATATCATAATATCAGGCACACCAGGTTTACTTCCTAAATATTTCATTTTATATCTTTCAAATGGTGTTCTCTTTCCCTCATTACTTATGTGGCTAAAAAGTGCCTTTGGGTATTTATATTGTAGATATGTCATTACACTGTTTTGCAATTTATCTTCTTTTCCTAAATATTTATAATAAGGATTGGCCATTTAATTTTCTTATAAAATTAAAAAAAATTAATCCAAATCCGCTAATTTATATATAAGTTCAGTTAATTCTTGTATTTTATCTTTTAATTGGTCGTTCTCTAAAAGCAAACAATTGTAATCCCTAACAAGTTCATTTAATGTTATTTTTGGTTTTGAATCCTCCATATTAGGATTAAATTTACGCATTAATGAATTATACATTGTTGTATTAATAGGCCTACAGAAAATCATTCCCTCTAATTTTCTTAAAGCATTCATTACAGTAGCATGATTTTTACCTAATGATTTACCAATTTCATGTAGTGAATATGTTGTATATTTTCTACACAAATAATAATAACATGCTCTTGCAAACACATATCTAAATTGCCGTGTGTTTTTACTAATATCTAATGAGAAATGTTGTTCGACTATTTTTCGATATTTTTCCATATGTTAGATATTAAATAAGAACCATCAACATCAAAGGTTTCACTATGATATAAATTTATTTGACCATTTTCTAAATAATTTTTCCAATCCACAAATGCTTGTTGCCATTTTTTACGACCCAATTTAATCATATCCTCATCTAATGTATAAACAAC